TGATATTTGGACTGTAACTATTAATAGTAAAACTTTTACATACGAAGGTGAATTTTATTTAATATCACCAGAAAGGTATTATACTTTTAATCAATCAAATCAAATAAATTTCGATAATTACTATTTTTATTTCTGGGGTATTGGTGAGAAAGAAAATCTCAGACCGAATATAGTTAAAAAAATCAAGCTAACCATTAAAGAACTCTATGCAAATCAAAATAATTTCTTACCTTTGGAGATTGAATATAGATTATTCACTACAATAGGAAGTAAATACGAATTAGATTTGATACCATTTACAGCAGTTAACAGAACCAATGCAGGTTATGAGTTTAATCTTGATACATCATGGTTGATTCCACAGGATTATTATTTACAAATTAGGTTGAAGAACGGTGATTATTATGAGAACAAACAGACACTTGCTTTCACTGTTGTTTCAGATGGAATTCTGAATCAATAAATTTTGTAATATTTTATAAAATAGTCTGGCTTCCCTTGTTTATTTTTAAAATTTCTTGTATTTATAGTAAATGAAGGCTATATTTGTAGCACAATTTTACAATTGAAAAATAACTTTACTGTAAATTAAATTAAAATGGAAAACAACAATGGAATGGCAAACCCACAAGGTGGTGATTTGTCAGATTTGAAAAAAATGTTCAATGATTATCAGAACAAACAAAAGCAAACAAAACGCAAAACATCAGAGGAAATCTTAGCGAAGTATTTCGTTCCTCGTAAAAACAAAGAGATTTTCAGAATCCTCCCTCCTAAAGCTGGCAAAAAACACATCGAAGAAGCATTCTTCCATGTTATTCCTACCGTTGGTAGTGGTGGCAAGAAGAAACACGGAACTGTAGTTTATTGTCCTGCTCACAATGACCCAAAGGTTAAGAAACTTGACAAGAACGGTAATCCTGTACTTGACAGCAATGGCGCACCAATAATGATTCCTGCACCATGTCCTTTATGCGAAAAAGCAAAAAGAATGCTTGCAAAACAGAATCCTGCATTAAAAGGTAGGAAAAAAGAAACCCTCAACGCAGACGAATTGGTTATCTACGAAGATAACAGAAAAATCTTTACCGAAGCTAACAAGTGGGATGCAAAGAAATTTTATATCGTTCGTGGTATTGACAAAGGCGCAGAAAAAGACGGTGTTAAATTCTGGAGATTCAAACACAATTTCAAAAATCAAGGTACTCTTGATAAACTCCTTCCTATTCTTCAGGAATACATGGACATTAATCAGGCAGACTTTGCAGATGCAAAAAATGGTACTGATTTGAGCATCACAATGGCAGATAGCGAATTCAACGGTCACGTTTACAAGCAAATTTCTGCTATTAGCTTCCGTGGTAAATCATTATTAAGCACCGATGCTGTTGTTATGCAACAGTGGCTTGAGGATGAAATTAACTGGAGAGAAGTATTTCAACCAAAGAAAGCACCGAACACCACACCTTATGAGTGGCTTCAAATGGCAGCATTGGAACAGAATCCTTATTGGGATGACAGTGATGCAAGTAACAAGCATTGGGTATTCCCGGGTCGTCCAGACTTGGAAGAACAAGCTAACACCCGTAACCGTAATCTCGATGCAGATGAGGATGCAGAATTCGAACAAGCATCTGACCTTGTAGATGACGAATTTCCAAGGGTTACGATCAGTAACATCACCGCAGACAAAGTTGGAGAATTCCACGATGATTCAGTGAATGTTGGTGAAACTGCATTAAAATCAGCACCAGCAAGTGCACCAGTACAACAGCAGACAACTGCTCCAGTACAGCCACCTGTTCAGCAAAAAACTGTTCAGCCTGAAATAAAACCTGAAGATGATTATTCAGATTTACCTTTCTAAAAATTACTAAAATAAAGGGGAAATGATGAGTTTCCCCTTTATTATCTATTAACAATTTTAAACATGGCAGCAAAAGCAGCAGTGGAAGAAGTGCCTTCAAATGATAAGGTACGTAAACCCATACCCAAAAAAAACTTTTCACTTGATAATTTTAAAAAGAAAGTAGGAGCAGAAAAAGTTGCATCCAAACCACTTGTTTGGATTCCAATTGATGAAGCACTACAGGAAGCAACAGGCATGCCCGGTGTGCCTAAAGGATATGTTACACTTTTTCGTGGATATTCCAACACTGGTAAGTCCACAGCATTAATGCGTGGAATTGTTAACGCACAGAAAATGGGATTGTTACCAATTATTATTGACACCGAAAACAACATTGATGAAGGTAATGAAAGACTTACCCTTATGGGTTTTGATTGGAATGGTGATTATATTCTCGTTAAAAACAAATTTATTCTCGATAATTTCGGAAAATTGCAGGACAAAGACAGAAAAGAAGCAAGTATCGAAGACATGGCAAAAGCTGTATATTATTTCATAGGTCAGCAAGAAGCAGGTAACTTACCTTTTGATTTGTATTTTGCAATTGATTCAATCGGAACACTCAACTGTATCAAGACAATCAACGCACTTGAAAAGAACGATAGCGACAACAACATGTGGAATGCAGGTGCATACGAAAAAGCATTTATGTCAATTCTGAACAATACGATTCCAAACAGTCGAAGAATGGATAGTCCTTACACAAATACAATTACTGCAGTACAGAAAATCTGGTATGACAGTATGAATAAAGTCGTAAAACACAAAGGTGGTGAAACTTGGTTCTTCGGAGCAAGACTTATCTACAACTTTGGTGGTATTATTACTCACGGAACTGAAAGATTAACTGCAACAAGCAAAGGCAGAGACGTTAACTTTGGTTTCAGAAACAAGGTCAATGTTGCTAAAAACCACGTTGATGGCGAAAAGGGTGGTATTTCACTGGAAGGTAAAATAGGTTCAACTCCACATGGATTCATATATGGTGATGATGCAAGTGTTGCGGAATACAAGAAAAAATACATATTATATTTCCGTAATGTTCTTGAAGATGACAGTCTTAATGCCGATGATATCGAAACAAAAGCAAGACCAATGGATGCAGAAGGTAATGTAATTCAAGGTGAAGACCTTATTGCAAGACTCAAAGACACAACAACTGAAGAATAATGAAAACAAGAACGCTATTAGTCGATAGTTCATATCTTTTACAGCGATCTTATCATGGTGCTAAGAACGTACATACCGCCAGTTTTGGACATATTGGCGGTTTGTACCAGTTCTTTACTACCCTTCGTATGTTAATTAAAGAGCATATGATAAATAAAGTCGTTCTTATTTGGGATGGCGAAAACGGTGGTCTGGAACGTTATTATATCGATAATGAATATAAGTCCAATCGTAAAAACAAAGAATGGCATAAAAAAATTGAAATGTCCGACAGAGATATTAAAAGAGAAGAAGAAAAAGATATGTCTGTACTTAAACAACGTATGAGAATTCAAGCATATGCTGAAGAATTGTATTTAAGACAAATTGAAGTTCAGACCATTGAAGCTGACGATATAATTGCAGCATATTGTCTGAAGTATAACAATAAAGAAGAAATTTACCTGTATTCAAATGACAGGGACTTTGCACAACTACTGGATTTAAATCTTACAATAATATTTCCGAATATCAAACAACCAGTAACCAAATCAAATTATATGATGCATTTCAATCATCATTATTCAAACGCATTAATTTTGAAGATAATATGCGGTGATAAAGTTGATATGGTTCAAGGCATTAAAGGAATGGGAGAAGACACCTTATTAGAACATTTTCCTGAAATGAAATATAAGCATCTTTCCGTAAGAGAAATTTGTGCAAAAGCAGATCAAATAAATAAGGACAGGGTAGTAAATAAAATGAAACCCCTAAAAGTTCTTGAAAATCTCCTACATGGTATTGAACGTCTGAAAACCAATTTTCAATTGGTTAATTTACGTGAACCAATGATCAATGATGAAGTACGAAAAGCACTCGATGAAATTGATTCACCATTAACATCTGATGATAGAGGCAGTAAAAACCTTATTCCAATGATGCGTGATGATGAATTTCTATCGGTTTATGGTAGTTCATTTGTGCAGTACGTAGAGCCGTTTTATACTGTAATTCAATGTGAAAGAGACTTATACTTGAAGCATACAGGAAGTAGAAAGAATAATTTATAAAAGTCTTTCAAGTGTGAAAGATTGTAAATATATTTGTGTAGTTATTAACAATTAAAAAAAATAAAAAAATGAACGAAAAAGAGCATAGTAACATGTTTAGATTTTCACTCACACAGCAAGATACTTTGTTATGTGAAAAAGTGTTTGACGCAGATCAATTTAACCCTTTTACAAGGTATTCGATTGATATCAGAGACATTCTTCCACGAGCAATTACCAAGCTGCAGAAGACATTATCAAGAAGGAACTATGAAACGGGTATTGGTGTTGGCAACGGTAAGGGATATGATCTTTATGGTCATTATCAGACAATGACAAATCTTTATCCCAAGGAATATCGTGAGGGTATGCTGTACAATCCACCGTCAGTTAGTCAGCAAGTAGAAGATTTTGTGACCAAAGAAACAAAAACAATCAGAGGCGTTGAATGCAAAATCGGATTTTACATCAACGACAAACCAATCGTTGAAAGAACGTTTTATGTTGATGGCTTCAACTCAATAGCCAGATGGTCAAATGAACTGACCGATGTTGTCGTAGAAATCGCAGATACGATTTTCAAACAGATCAAGAGAAACGACATAAAGAATATGTGGGATGACTATGATTTAATCAACATCAAAGGTCTGTCAATTACCCAGATCAGAGAACTTTCTCCTTCGAAGAGGGATGAAATGTTGAGACGGCTAAGAAGAAACTAAGCCAAAAAATCACATGGGCAGTTACATAGATTCAAGTAACTGCCCTCCTTTTTAAATACACATATCTTAATGAGCGAAAATACTGACAATACACTATCAGCGTATCTCGGTCCTGAATTTCAGCAACGTTTAATGTGGCAATTATTGGTTGAGCCAGAATTTGCAGAAAAAACGTTACCAACTTTAGCAATCGAATACTTTGATGACCCAAATCTTAAAAGACTTTACATTATAATTCTTGAGTATTTTAAGGAATTTGAGAAAGTTCCTAATTTACAGAATCAGAGTATATTTCAAGCAATTGGCAAATATAAGACTCCCAATAACAATATGGAAGAAGAGTCTTTACTTGCTG